CTATATAAATACAAATTAAATATTAATATAGTGTAGATATTATGTCTTCAACAAAGATGTTTCAAATATTAAAGGGACGCATTGAAAAAATGCCTATTTACCATCAGATTGAAATTTTGAGAATTTTCAAAGAGTCTGATATTTTATTGAACGAAAACAACAATGGAACATTTATCAATCTAACAGAATTAGATTCTGCTATTATTGAAAAGTTGGACAAATATATATCTTATGTAAACGAGCAAGAGAGTCAGTTAAACGAAGTTGAGAATGAAAAAACCCGCATACAGAATGTTTTTTTTAAAGACCATAAAGATAATAAAGGAAACGTTATTATAACTAATACCTATGGCGTCTAGAAAAACAACTCGCGCGGATTTATTTAAAGACCTTGATAAATACATGTTGACTACTGAAAATGTAATTAGAAATTCAAATATCAAATCAACATTTACATTTGACCAGAAGTTGGTAAATAAATCTACGGCTATCGCGAGTAAAAAAGAACCAATTAAGCGTTCTGCTATTTTTTATCCTAAACAACATGATATGCTATTCTGGTGCTTTTATATTATATACAAAGGCGACGAGTGGTATCAGCAAAATATTAATCACATATTTAGAACGGAGAAGGATATGAAAATACGCACTATTGAAATACTGGCGGATAAAAAGGAACTAATGAAAACGAACAAGTTAAAGCGCATTGAAGTTGAAAACGAGCTTCTAAATGAAAGAAAAATAACGTTAAAAGGACTGAAAGCCCTATGTCTCGCATATGACGTTTCTATTTGCTTAGTAAAAGGTCGTGTATTTTACGACTTTGATTTCAATAAAAACAACGAGCGCGGCATTATCATACAGACTGATAAAATCGGCGTATATAATGATGATATTTCAACGTATTACAACAAAATAGTCGGGTCTCATTACAAGATTACCAACGCAACCAAACCGATCAATGCTATTAGTGGATATACATTGGGCGAATTACAGGATATATGTAAGCAACTCAATCTACAAATTATTAATAACATTGGTATTAAATTAAATAAGAAAGACTTGTATATGTCTATACAGAGTCTGCTATAATATTATTTATAAAATTGATTTTAAAAGTATAAATATTATAGTAATATATATAATGTCCGCAAAAACTCAAACAAAAACGAAATTTGATGAGTTAATAAATGTCTATTTAGACAATATTATAGGACGCACCACGAATGATGGTTCTCTTGAATTTGAGGTGCGGTTCGGAACTAAAGGTTCTAAAATCAGCTATATTGATTATACAAATGTAGTTAGGAATCTATTATCTTCAAATTTCAAATCTAGCGTTCCAACAGATTTCTTGAGAATTAATTGCGAATATAACGACCCTAAAACTGGCGTGACTAAATTATCTAACATTCGCTCCGAGATTGGTGGTCTAGGAAATATTTCTAAATATTGTAGCACAGATTCCATCCTAGATACTACTGGTTCGGCGTTCTGCACATTTGAACAAAAATCATTTATGCGTTCCGACGATGGAACCGCATTATACCCTTTGGATTTTGAGGACTTTAATTTTCGAGTATCTGTTCAGATAGAAAGGAAGTTTCATCAAGGAGCCGGTATAGTGCGAAACATTATAGACAGGTGGAAGGATAGCAAAAAGGTATTTCGTCTCATTAATAGAACCACTTTAAAACACGATAAATATCCCGTGAAAGTAGATATAAGCATTGTCCGTTCTTCTAGAATGAATGGTAGAAATATGGTTCCTGAATATAGGTTTACTAACTCGGGTGTTCTAGAATCAAACCAGATATATGAGATTGAGATTGAGATTGATAATACGAAGGTTGGACCTGGAACAGAATTTAACAGCGCAGAGGCAGTTGGCAACGCAATAAGAAATGTAATTAAGCTTATCATGTCAGGGATTCAATCCACGAACTATCCTGTATCATATACAGAACAAAACACGGTTAAATCCGAATATATGGAATTGTTGGGGAACGAAAAGAAGTCCAATCATTATATTAAAAATCGCAATTTCGCAGGACCATCATCGTTTACGCTCCAGCTAGAGAACATTGCTCCATATACCGAAGATACTAATGTTCCTAATATTAATAATAATTACACGGTGACCGACAAGGCGGATGGTGCGAGAAAACTCCTATATATTGGAAAGAATCGCAAAATATATCTAATTGATACAAATATGAACGTGCAATTCACCGGCTCTCTAACTGAGAGCAGTGATTTGACGGAAACACTCATTGACGGCGAACACATTCTGCACAATAAGAGCGGAGAGTATATTAATTTGTATGCCGCATTTGATATATATTATCTTAATCGCGATGATGTGAGAAGTCTTGCATTTACACCACTTCTAGCGCCAACCGAAAAAGACAAAGACAATTATAGACTCTTGTTACTAAATGACACTATAAAAAATAATATTAAGTCTGTTTCGATTAGCAAGTCCGATACCACCCCTATTAGGATTGAGCCGAAAATATTCAGACTGGGATCAGACACTGTGTCTATATTTAAACAGTGTGGCGATATCCTAAATAATCCGGCAATGTACCCATATGAGACGGACGGATTGATTTTCACTCCGGCGGAATTTGCTGTTGGAGCTGATAATAAGAACGCAAATGCCGATAAACCATTTAAGAAATCGTGGGGACATTCATTCAAGTGGAAACCTCCGCGTTTCAACACGATTGACTTTCTAGTCTCTGTGAAAACTCTACCGTCTGGTGAAAATGCCGTTGGAAATCTATTTAAATCGGGCGTAAACTCAAACGCGAGCAGTCAGATAATCCAATTCAAGACGCTTATCCTTCGGGTTGGGTTTGATGAAAAAATCCATGGCTACATCAATCCGTGTAAAAATATATTAGACGATGAAATTCCTGCATATTCCGATTATAACAGCAATGATTATCGTCCTATGCAGTTCTTCCCCTCCTCGCCCAGCGACGATGATGCCGGAATCTGTAATATTATGTTGCAAGAAGGTAACAACGGGAAGAAGGTAATGCTAACCGAGGAGGGAGAAACTATTGAGGACAATATGATTGTTGAGTTTAGCTATGCGATGGACGGCGATAGACACTGGAAGTGGAAGCCGCTCCGAATCAGATATGACAAGACAGAGGACCTCAGGAGCGGAGGCAACAATTTCGGCAACGACTATCGCGTAGCCAATAACAATTGGCACAGCATCCATTACCCGATTACGGATAATATTATAAAATCTGGACTGGACTCATATGTTGCCGAAGACGACGACGTCTACTACAAGCAGGTAAGCGGCGTGAGTCGCACAAAGGAACTGCGCAACTTTCACAACCTGTTCGTTAAAAATATGCTTATTGTCAAAGTGTCTAAACCGGGAAATAATATGATTGATCTGGCCGTCGGTAAAGGCGGAGATATACCCAAATGGAAAATAGCCAAGTTGAATTTTGTGTTTGGTATTGATATCGCAGCTGATAATATTAGTAATCGCAAAGACGGTGTTTGCGCTAGATACTTGAACGAAAGAAAGAAGAGCAAGCGTATGGCTAAAGGGATTTTTGTAAACGGAAATTCGTCGGTAAATATCCGAAACACCGAGGGGATAATTACAGACCAAGGGAAAAAAATAACAAATGCGGTATTTGGTAAAGGCGCAAAAGATGCGAAAGATATGGGAAAAGGACTCTATAACGTATATGGGTTGGGTAAGGATGGTTTCGACATAACATCCATCCAATTCGCAATTCATTATATGTTCGAATCGCAGGTCACCCTTCATAATTTCCTTCGCAATGTTAGCGAAGTCACGAAAGTGGGCGGATATTTCATAGGAACGAGTTACGACGGCGCTTCTATATTTAGACTACTGTCGGAGAAACAAAAGGGCGAGAGTGATGTTATTATGGTTGAGGGTGATAAAATATGGGAGGTTACTAAAGAGTATGAGCGAAGCGACTTTTCCGACAATAGTAGCTGTCTAGGATACGCAATTAACGTGTATCAGGAATCAATCAATAAGAAATTCCGCGAGTATCTTGTAAATTACAACTATCTCACGCGAATGCTTGAAAATTACGGCTTTACGCTTGTAACTACAGACGAGGCGAAAAAAATGGGTATTCCGTCAGGAACCGGAATGTTCAGCGAACTATTTGATAACATGAATACGGAAATAAAGCGAAACAAAAAACATAATTACGGAGTTGCACCTGATATGACCCCAGAACAAAAAAAGATTTCATTTCTCAATCGCTATTTCATTTATAAAAAAACACATAGCGTAAATGCGGACACGGTTTCCAAGAATCTACTATCGCAAACGCTGGAGGACGAGATGGATATAGCGTCGCAACCCCCGCTTATCAATGATTTGGAGGAAGAACAAGAAGAAAAGTCTAAAAGCGAGGAGACTCCGAATGTAACTGTAAATAAAGAACCTAGTAAAAGTAGTAAAGAAACTACTAAAAGTAAACCTAAAAAAATAAATCGTATTAAACTGAAGACACCCAAAAGCAGTGTCAAAAAATCTAGTAAAGCGAATACGGAAGCAAAAAAATAAATAGGATATAAACGGGATAAACAACATAAATGAATAAGGACATATTATCTATCGCAAATGAGTTATTTTTTATTGCCTAAAGTTTCATATAACACTAATATCCGTAAGTATATTGATGTTAAAGTATTGAACAAAACACACACCAAACCTGCTATTAACAAAACATTATCTACATACCTAACCACGATTAAGACTGAGATAGATAACCGTCAGGATGACTGGGATAGATTTAAAAAATATACGAATCCATACGAATATATTCATACGCAGATATCAAACTCTAAACCTGCTATATGTAAGGTAAAGCCGCTATCTCGGTCGTATTTTAAGATGATTGAAATGTGTGGACTCTTTGATCTCACCAAACAGTTACCGGTTAATTGTAAGACGATGCATCTGGCTGAGGGACCAGGTGGATTTATTGAAGCGTTGTGTCATTTACGGAAAAACAAAAAGGACAATTACATTGGAATAACATTGATTGATAAGAATAATCATAACGTACCTGGCTGGAAAAAAAGTAACTTGTTTTTAGAAAATAATACAAATGTATTCATTGAGACGGCTGCTGATCGCACTGGAAATCTAATGTCGTTGGATAATTTAAAATATTGCCAAAGCAAATATAAACAGAGTATTGATATGGTTACTGCGGATGGTGGTTTTGATTTTTCAATTGATTTCAATCATCAAGAAGCCGTAAGTTGTAAATTAATATTGTGTCAGATAATTTTTGCTATTGCCGTTCAAAAAAAACACGGAAATTTATTGATTAAATTTTTTGATACGTTTACAAGCGCATCTATTGATATGTTGTATCTATTATCGATATTATATGAGGAGGTTTATTTTGTAAAGCCAAATTCTAGCCGATATGCTAATTCCGAGAAATATGTTGTTTGTAAAAATTTTCGCATGGATAATTCAAGTGAATTAGTGAGACAGCTTTATCCAGTATTTAACAACGGTGCTATGGATGTGAATATATCAGAAATATTTACTGTGAGACCACCATATCTTTTCATTAATAAAATAGAAGAGATAAACGCTATATATGGTCAGCAACAACTCGAGAGTATTGCTACAACTCTAAATCTTATTGATAATAATAAATCAGACAAAATAGAGAATTTAAAAAAACATAATATACAAAAATGCGTTAGTTGGTGTCAAAAGTATAACCTTCCACATAATAAAAATAATACCGGAAATATATTTCTACATAACAAAGAATAATAT